AATCAAGTTCGTCGGATTAGTGGCTGGGCCTTGAACGCAATGCTTCTCATAGTCAGAGACGCTATTCGCCATGATGGAAATAGTTCCAGCGCGAGGCAGGTACTTCTTCAGTCCGGCGTGCTTAGCTGACTGAACTGACTCTGATCTCCATGTTGCTGCGGTAATGTTAGGCTCAAGAACCAGAGCTGCATAGTGACCACCAATGGGAACACCCGAAAGAGATGCTTCTGTGGAATCTGCTGTGGTTCGGCTTGCGGCTTCAATCACCTTAAACACGACGTTTTGAGCAACTGATCCATCAGCATCATCTAAGTTTTCAAGCAGGACAAAACTGCCCGGAAGAAAGAATCGGCCTAAGTTTTTAAGCTGAGACTTATAACCAGTTAGAGTTGCACGGCTACTGATTGAACCCATTGTTTCAGATGCCAACTGAACCACTACACAGATACGCCCAAGGTGAGGCGAGTGATCTGCGGCGGCTGAGATTTTATCAGAGTGAACTGTGTTTGAGGGGGAGGCCGTTTGGCTATCTACAGACAAGTCGTTCGTCCCGCCAAAATCACTAGCTTGATTTCCGGTTAAAGCAGCCCAAGCACCACCATAGTTACCCCCTTGCGGAGCAGCTTTTGCCCCAGCGTCTGAGTCAGTTGTGCCTAAGTCGTTTGGATCACAAGATGTCTTAACGATGTTAAAGTAATTAGCATTAACTACGTTTTGCTGTGGCACTAAAGTAAATGGAGCAATAACGCTGCCTGAGTTACTGGTAGTTCCACCGCCAAGGCTAACATGGCGAGAAAGCAATAGATCCGTTAATGTTCTTTCAGGAACGCCAACCATACGCGCTTCTTTTGTTTGCGCTATGATGCGATCCATCCCGACTTCTTTCGTTTGCTGATCCTCTACGTCCTGTTTAGTGAACGCACGAATCGAAGCACGAGTGAGTGAGCAGCCCGTCGAATCACTAACACTAATGAAACGAGGGGTGCAGTTACTAGCGGCCAAGGTATAGCTTGATGCTGCCCCTGAGCCTGCGCCTTCTGTAAGTAATGCTCCCATTGTATTTATCTCCTTCCTACTAAGTAGGTAAAAAAGCTATGTTAATTTACAAAGGCGGCTTCCCTAGATTTTTGAAGTAAATCGCTAGAAAAAAATAAAACTTTTACACAGTTAAATTACTCTCCCGTTTGTGCGAATAGGTTTAACTAAATGATATGCCTAAATCTTCTATCAGATTTTTACCGGGATGGTTTTCATCTACGCCAGATGCGTCTCCTGCGCCGGGGCTTGCAGATCGAGATGCCTTCGGTGGATTAACTGGTTGAGGCTCCTCTTTCGCAGACTCTTGCGAATCTTTTGGAGATGACCCTCTGACGAACCCGTAAGACTCCAGTTCTTTAACTCTTTTTTCTACGTTTTCGTTGGCTGCGTTGATGGATTTGGTTCCGAATCGCTCAAGAATATCGTTCTGATCCCACGTCCAGTAGCCAGTCTTGTCTTGTGCTTGGGCGTATCGAGATGGTGTTAAAAACTTTTGGCCATCCTTCTCCGTTTTGCCCTCCCTTGCATACGCTTCAGCCTCCTGCTCGATGTCGTTGATAAGTGCGTAGTAATCATCATCCAATGCGGTGTTCAATCCGTGCCACCTCTTAACAAAGTTGTCGGCCCACTTCATGTACCTATCCTTCTCTTCGTTGAAGATGCTGTGCTTGAGAGGGTCGGCTTCCTTCATTTCTTCCATCTTAGCGAACTCATCGTACGCCCTGCCTGCTTCCTTTATGGTAGCTTTAACCTGCGGCGTGGCTCTGATTTCATTTAGCTCACCTTTAAGGCTAGTGATTGTCTGCTCGTATTCTTTTTTTACGTCACTAACAATCTCATCTCGGAACTTGGTGCGCTTCAAAGCCTCAATGTCAGAAAGAACCGGCTTGTTGTTCCGTATGTAGGACATGAACTCTTCATCTTCATTGTCAAACGTACGTTCCGGGTCTTCCTGTTTGGCTTTTTCTACATACTGATCGAGGTTCTTGTAGAAATCTAACAGCTTTGCAGCCTTGCCGGGGTGTTTCCCTTTGCTCTCTGCATAGCGATACAGTTCAAGCTCCTCCCTTTGCTCCTCGATTAACGAGTCCTCGAAGGGATCGGCTTCTGGTTCTGGTGATGGCTTTACTTCTGGCTCCGGTGTCTTTCCACGAGCCTCTAACTCTTCCCTAACAACCTTACGAAAAGTGTCCTCGTCTAGCTTAGGCTTAACGCTGAACTCTTTCTTGGGTTGCTCGTCTTCTACCTGTAGCTGGTCTTCGCCTTCGGTTGTTGCTGTCTGCCCTTCGGACTCTTCGGTCTGTTGCTCATTTTGCTCATCGGGCTTTGCTTCCTCTGGCTGTAGCTGGTCTTCTTGTTGTGTTTCCCTGGCATTTGTCTGCTCTGGTTCGGGTTCGGGTTCGTTATCCGTCTTGATACCTAAGTCGTCCCACAGCTGGGACAGCATCGGATCATCTAGATTAGTTTTTGGTTCCTGAGTTTGCTCAATTGTTTCTGTTTGTGGAGCTTCCTCTGTTGTTGTTGTTGTTGTTTCCGCCATAAATTACAGCGCAACTGGCGCAAGTTCCTCTGCTTGCCCCGGCATTGGAGTGGAGTCACCCTTAAGCATCTCGATCTCCTCTGCGTTCTGTTGCACCACTTGAATTAGCTGTTGCAGCATAGCTCCCATGTCCTGATTGTTTTGCTGGTTGCTTGCCATAGCATCACGCTGCTCTTGCGGCACGAGGGAGTTGTCCTCGCCCGGTGCTAATTGAAGGTTCAGGTCTATGCCTGCCCCTGCGTTCCTAAAGATTGCATTAAGTATTTCGTAGTACTTCTCCTTGGTAAGGGCTTGAAGTAGCTGCGGGTTCTGCAAGATCGGAAGCATCTGCATCAGGATGTTAGCTGCACCCATGTTGGACGCACGCTCGCTTCCGTCCCGGCTGTTAAATACGTAGTCATGGATCAGGTTGTGCTTCTTACCTATCACCGTGTACCGACGCTCTGATTGCGGATCGAACATATCTCCGCCTGAGCTATCGACGTTGAACCCTGCTGCTTCCACAACTTGGGCTGGGTACCTGTTCAAAACGGGCAGGTGAACGCTGTTGCTACCGCAAGCAATCAATGACTCGTAGCAGATGCGCTTCTTTGCTGCTCGTGCTTCGTCAATTGCGTCTGAAATAAAGCCATAGACAGACTCGGTTGTGTTCGCAATCACCTGCACCTCGGTTGCTGATGTTTCCCTAGGTGATGGCTGACCCTGTTCCTGTGGGGACAATGCGAGTAACCGCTCGGCCATCGACATCACCTGCACTATCGAGTTGAAAATGGATTGGATGTTCGAGTTCGGGCTACTGCGCACTACCTTAAAGATGTTGTCAGAGTTGGTGTCGATACCTAACTCACGCAGTCGGCTGAAGCTGGCTTCAAGTACATGGGTGGTAGCGTAAAAGTTTTCTCCACGCATGGTGGCCCGGAACTCCTCTGCTAACTTTTGCCCTTCAGTATCATCAGGAAAGATGTCTGAGTTAAGCACGGCCACGGCGAACAGGTCAGCCTTCGCAGTCTCTAACAGCTGAGAGAACAGGTTGGTTAGCTGATCCTGAAAGCCCATAAGCTCGTGCGCTATCGAAATGTTGACCAGGCGATTGTCGTTCTCGTTAAAGCTATACACAGCAGCAGGACTGGACGGCATGATCTCCGCAAAGATAATTGTCTGCTCACTTGCCACCTTAAAATGAACCCACACAGGGTAAGGATAGTCCCCGATACCGTAGTCTTTTGGTATAATCTTCCAGTAAAACTCGCTTACAAAGATGGATGAATCGTCATACTCTGAGTTGTACAACCCTATCTGGTTACGCCTGTCGTTGTGGCTGGTAAGGTCGTTGAGCGAAGGCGGTGATACAATTGTTGAGTAGTACTGCGACCAGTATGCTTGGTTATTTGCAAACAGTCCGGTCGTGAAATCCGTGTATGATATTGTGCTTCGATTAAAGTAGGCAGGGTTGGCAGCTATGTCTCCATACTTCATTACCTCCCAGTACCCTAGGTATTCTGCACCTGAGTCAGAGTTGACAGAGTTAAGGGGATGGTTGAAGTCCCAGAACAAGCGGGATGGATGCGGGTTAACCCAAGCTAATCCCTCTTTAACTACCCTTGCCTCCTTCTCAAGTTCATCCCCCTGAAATTCTTCGGCCAAGTTCTTCTTCTGCCATTGAACCTCACGCTCCCAACTGGCACGAGGGAATGCAACGCTGTGTCCGTACAGCATCATGTCCCTAATACATTGGGTTTGGAAATGCCGGTAGTCGTACTGATCTGCCATTATGTCCATGCGCTGCGACAGCACATCACCCTTCAGCCTAGCAGTCGGGGTCGTGGATCGAGAGTCGTACTTAAAAAATGGATAGAGGTTGTTGTACTTGTTGGACTGCGCCGAAAGCCTTCGAGTCACAAGCGACCTGACTAGGTTAATGTTTGTCTCGAAGAACTTAGGTAAATCTATCTGGGTGGGCTGGCCTGACTCGGACTTGCGAACAAACTTGTCCATCACCTTGAGCTTGCTTAGCTCTGTTACGCATCCGTCTAGGCTTAACCGCTTCTGAGCGTACATGATGAGCGGTATGGTCTGCTTGTTGATAGGGGCAGAGTCCCAAGCCAAATCTACCGCTGAATAAACGTGATGATTGCGAAGAGTGAAGACAATATGCTCATGTAACCGGGAGTTAATCAGTTTCTCGATCCGATCCCGGCACATCATGTCCTTATCTATCTTCTTCTGCTCATCTTCTGTAAGCTTCTTGTAATTCTCTGGTTTACCAGCAGTCAGCACCTCCCTCAACCGCTCATTCGTTGTCCCAGCCTGCTTAAGTATGTCAAAATCAACCATACTGTGCCTTATTAAAGTCTTTTTCTAAGTGATAAAGTGTTAGTGCAACGTAGGATGGAACCCTGTCCTGCCTGAGCCACCGCTTGAAGAGAGACCACTCGACACAGCACAAGACTGCTGCCTCTTCGAGGGTGATCTGCATCAAAGCGCAAGCCCTCTTGACTCTCTTCATTGTCCATCCGTCCCAAAGCTTTCTATCGGAATAGTATCGGGCCACCCTAGCTGCTGCCGGACTGCCTAATACATTTCTCCTTCTTCGACGGTGGTTTCCCCCATCTTGAACTTTACGTCCTTTTTTTTAGCCGGCTCGTCAGTCTTGTCAGCCTCATACGAATCAACCGTGATGGAGCTAATCGAAAGAACTGCCTGCTCATCGGAGGCTTCATCCAACGTCCCAGATATTTCCATGTCACAACTATCCCCCGCTTTTTTCTGGGAAAAATAGTTACGAAGGTCAGAGTCATCAGATAAATCCAACACCACCTTGTCTTTAATTTGAATCGCCATATCTAATTTTGTTAGGTAACTCTACTGATTAAAAAATTTATGCTCGTCCGCAATGGATGAGGCTGGGCCTAGATTTCTCCGTATGCAAGGTATTTTTCATCCCGTTTAGTTCTAATTTTAACAACGGATAGGATACTGCGTCAAACTTGTGGATATACTTAGACCTTCTTGGCTTGGTTGGGTCGCGCTTGTCAGACTCTAGGTGCTGCAACATATCAATAGTAAACTGACAGGTTCCGCTTACATAAACCTCATCGTTAAATAACTTTTGCTGGAGTAGCCTGATCCTAGCCTCGACGCTGCCCTTTCCCTTCGGTGTCCCCTGTAATTTAATCCTTCCTCCGCTGAATCTCTCCATATCCCAGCTGTCATACGAACCTTCCCCGCCCGGATGCCATTGGTTTATTGCTGAGCTATCTGAAATATGTTCGTACCTAAAATCAAAATCCACCTTCTTGCTCCAGTAATCCATCTTCCGACACACCTCTTGCGCTAGTCTCTTGTACAGGTGGCGAACCCCTAGGTAATCTAGCTCATCGAAGATAATCCACAGCACTTTGTCCTGCGTGGGTATCATCTGCATGAACGAGATACTGCTGTAGACCTGCCCCAAGTC